CGCGGCCGCCCACTCCGGTTCCTCCGGATGTGGAGATGCTCGCAAACGCACCGCCGCTCCCGGACGACGACGAGGAGATGGACACAGAGTCCGACTCGGCGATGGAGGTCGAGGACGACCGGGACGACTGCCGCTACTGCTCGGGGTGTATGTACTGCCAGGACAACGACGGATATGACCCCTCGGGAGAGATTTAGGCACGAGACGCCTTCTATATAGACAAGATGTCACACGGATATATTTATTGCATGACCAACCCATCCATGCCCGGGCTCGTAAAAATTGGATTCACCGAGCGCACCGTTGAAGAGCGACTCGAAGAAGCAAACATGAGCACCTGGATTCCAACGCCTTTTTCCGTTACCTTTGCGAAGTTTGTCAGAGACCCGAACCAGAAGGAGCAGACGATTCATCGTATCCTTGTTTCCGACCGAGTGAACCCTAAACGGGAGTTCTTCAGCACCTCGCCCGACCAGGTTCGACTTTTATTTGAATTAGTAGACGGACCCTGGTGGGACCCGGAAGGAATCCCGGCAGACCCCGATGCTCGACTTCTGGGTGACGAGGTCATTCGCCAGTTCCTAGACAAACATATCTATCCCGGAGAAGGCGAAGCTGTAACATGGGGTGTCATCGCAGCGGCCTTCCAAACCTGGAAACGTGAACAGGGGTACAGCCAGGGAAGTGCAGTGAAACTGCGGGAAGTCATCCTCGACCAGTTCGGAAAGCCCAACCGTGGTGAAGGGTGGTCAACGTTCACATTCCGTCGCCGCCGCAACTCGGTTGTCCTTAAGCTCTAGACAGACCTTCATGCAACCCGTGCTCTTTCAAGCACATGAACCTCTTCGAAACCCTGAACCGCCTGGATTCGTCTGGACGTGCACAGCTTATCGCCAGGGCACCCCAGTTCATTCCCGATGCGAACTTCCTGAATCTTCTCAATCTTATTGACGTGAACAACAAGGCGTCCTTCGCTCGTCCGTGTGCAATGCTCCGGGCCTTCGAAGCGGTTCCCGACATGCGAGCCAAGATTGCAGCATGGTTGCGTTCGTAGGGCCCGTTTACAGCGGGGAGACTCTCGGTCTAATACAATGGGACTCCACGTGCGAAACCTCCTCTATTTTGGAGGGCATCACATCCTCGCAGCGTATGCACTCTGGACAGGTCCTTCGTGGACAACCCTGGCACATGTCTTTCTGTTTGCGCAGTGCATAGGCATGCTCGGAATTACTGCGGGTGCGCACCGTCTTTGGTCACACCGGTCCTATGCCGCATCTCTGCCTGTCCGCGTCCTTCTCATGCTCGCGAATACGGTTGCCCACCAGGGGACGATTTACCACTGGGTGCGCGACCACCGGCTTCACCACCTCCACAGCGATACGGACAAGGACCCTCACTCGATTCAGCGGGGGTTTTTCTATGCCCACATGGGATGGCTTCTCGAGACGAAACCACGGCGCACAGACATCCCCAGTCTCGCCGACCTTGAAGCCGACAGTGTCGTCATGTTTCAGAAGCGGTGGTATCCGTACATGGCGCATGTCATCGGGTTCGGGGTCCCGGCGGTCTATGGAATGTGGTGGGGCCACACCCTATGGAACGCGTATTTGTATTTCGGAGTCCTCCGCTGGGTTCTCCTCCTTCATCTAACCTGGTGCGTAAACAGCGTTGCGCATCTCTGGGGGGTGCGGCCCTACAAGGACATTCCTCCGGCAGAGAGTTCTGTTACCTCGTTTCTTGCGGTGGGGGAAGGATGGCACAACTTCCACCATGCCTACCCGTACGACTACCGAGCCAGTGAACTGGGTCTCTGGAACCCGACCACGGTCTGGATTGATATGCTTGCAGCCCTTGGACATGTGTGGGACAGGAAGGTTGCGACTCCTACACGCTTGAAATGAACTCCCACTTCAGGTAGTCGCATATCTTCTTCCAAATCTGGTCATGCGCAATCAGTCGGTCACGGCTCTTAAGTAGAGGAAAGTAGACCTTGTATTCGTCCAGTTCCAGGAGCTCGAAGAACTTGTAGAGGATGTAGGAGTAGCTGAGGAAGTTGGTTCGGTCGTTGGGACAATACAGAATGAAAGGGGCCTGAATCTCCTGAAACATTGTTCGAATTTTCTCCTCAATCTCAGGCGTAATGGTAGGAGGCGGATTTCCGTTGAGTCGGGAAAGGATGTGGGCCCTGTGCTCATAATATTTGCTCCGATTCAGCTTCTTGAGAATCTGGCGTATGTCCTCCTCCGTCAGGTCTGCGATGTTCGCAATACGCCGCTTGCGAATCTCCAGGACCACCTCGTTCATCACGTCCTCGGGGATGACCGTTGACTCCTTGGCCTGGAACTGGTTCAGGATTTCATTCAGATGGTTAATCTTTTTGTAGGCGTAGTTGTTGCGCTCCTTGGGTGGGTCCCGGAACGACGGGAAGTCGCTCACCACCAGGCCATACTCTTCCGACCCACACTTGGGACAGACGAGTGTGCCTTCTGAGGTAATCTCCTCCCGGGCTGTGTTGCAGTTCGAACAGTGTTCCGTCATCAACTGACCGGCTTCCGGTCCTGCCGAGAGCTTCATCCGCTGAACGTACTCGTCGAACATCTGTTTGCGGGACGGTCCGGCCGACTCGGGCACAGAGGCCTGGAAGTACTTCAGAAAGGTGTTCGCATCCTTGGGGGCTAGCGTGGGTGCCGTTGGCCCTGCATCCGACTTCTTGTAGTACTCATTCAGCAGGTCCATATTCTTCAGGTAGTACTCCTGAACCGGGTGCGCATGCTCCAGCTCCGTCTCGATGCTCCGGGCCTTCGCCTCCAGCTGATTCGCTTGGACCACTGCCTCCAGTGTGTTCTTCGCATACAGGTCCGAGATGGTCGACCGCAGCTGCTCCAGTTCCACCTTCAGACTCTCCTGTATGGACGACGAGTCCTTCAAGTCCTGGATGATGCTCTGGTGTAAAGAGTCCAGAGTCCCTGTCGTGGACCCGGTCGACGTCGAGTCTCGTATCTTTCGCACCCGAAAGACATCCATTTATGAACTCCTGTACCTGGTTCATGAAGACTGGATTTTGAAGGACGACAGGGCGCTGCTTGCGAACGGCTGATACCACTTCCGGCAAGGGTAGATGAAAATTCTTACACACGTAGGCCAGGGCCAAGGAGGCCGACCGGTTCATGCCGGCCTGGCAGTGGACGTAGACCACTCCGGTTCCCTGACGAAGGAACCGATACAGGATAGCCTCGAACATCGGGTACCAATCCAAAATATTAGCATAGATGCTGTCGATGGCCTGGATGCAGGCATATCGCTCTGGAAAGCGGTCGGGAAACCAGTCCGGGCAGTCGCCGTCCATCGCACAATTAATCACGTGGGTAATGTTGTGTTCGGCCGCAAAGCGCTGGGTCAGGAAGTGCCCCGGTCCGACCAGGATGCGGGTGTGGAACCAGGCGGGCGGGTAGCGTAAGTAGTCGGGCATCATCACGTAGTGTCCATTCTTGAAGGTGAGCATTGTTCCCTTATGGGAGCCACCGTCTTAATGGTCGCAGCCTGGAACGCCGCCTCCGGCAACTCCGCACCAACCGTCCTTGTATCCCTGAGCCATTCGGCAGGGGCAGGCCGCCACACGGTTTGGGCCACGAACTCCACATGCCCAGTCTTCGAGCTGGCGCTTGGACTTGGCCGCTCGGACGTCGTTCTTCACGGCGTTCCATCCCCGCTTGGCGATGGCCTCCATGGTGCGCATGGTCCACCCCCAGGAGGCGCCGCTGTGACCTCCGAACGTCATTTCCTTCTCGATGCGGTCGAGGTTGGGGTGGCTCGTGAACATGAATCCTTTGCCCTCGTCGGGACGGAAGGTCTTCATCCAGGGCCAGAGGTCACACGCCGTAATCGCTTGGTAGGCATCCGCCAGCATCTTGACCTCAAAGGGCTCGTAGACAGACTCGAAATCGGGGGTAGACATCCTGTGTACTGAGGTTACGGTCAGCCGGAAGAAATCCGTTTTGACTAATACAATGTGCTACTCGGCGGAAGTCTCGTTCATGACGTGGGGGTTTGGAATGGCCTGTGCGGCCTTCCTGTACAGCACCGGACATCCCGTGAAGTCGTTCCTCTTCCCGCTCGTCGTCACCCAGATGCAACTGATTGAAGGGCTGCGATGGCTCAATGCAGTTGACGAGCGAATCCTCTCGATTGCCGGGAAGATTGAACTGTACATCCAGCCTATTGCGGGAATGATTGAGGGCGGAATGAGTACCAACTGGATAGTTGCGTACGCTGCAATTCAGACCCTCGCCGAGCTCCTGTTTGGCAAGCGAGACCTGACCTTCAAGGTTGCGGAGGACGGCCACTTCAAGTGGAACTGGATATACGAAGACGCCCCCCTTGCGACACTGCCCTATCAGGTTGCTTTGCTTGCCGTCACCTACCTCCTATTCCCGACATGGATATGGGCAATTGCATACGGAGTCTGGGGCTATTATTACCTTGCCCACCGTCAGTACGGGACGATGGGGAGCCTCTGGTGCGTCTCGGCGAACTTTCTGTGGATATACTACCTGCTTCGCTAAGTAAAACGGAGTCTTGAGTTCAAGACAATCCGGGGTACCCAATGACAACCGACTCCTATCGCTACTACGTCCAGGCAGTCGTGCTTCGAGGTGAATTATACATTGAACTTGAGCGGGTTCGACG